TTCCTATTTCGGTACTATCTGTAAAAATTACCTTATGGGTACAATACAGAAAGACCAAAAACTAATGAACAGGTCTGTTTCCTATGAAGATATATCCTCACGGATTGAAGATAGGGCAGACCTTTCTTACATTATAGACGAAGAAATTATAGATTATAAGGATGTCGTAAATAAACTTACGGTTGAATTAGAAAAATTTATCGAAGAAGAAACCCTTAATGAGAATGAACAGAAGTTAGGATATGCCCTTGTTGAGGTCTTTACCAACTTTGAAAAGATATTTCAAGTGGGTGAAGGTAATAAGTTTAATAAAAACTTAATTCTATTATCCTTACGTGAGATGACTTCACTATCTACCAAAGAAATAAGGGTTGCTATGAAAAAGTTTAAAAAACTCTATGAGGTATTGAAGTTAGATTTTATAAATTACTAGAACAATCTATTTATAGGTATGAGAAGGAAAAAGAATTTATTGTCTTTAGATACTGATTCTGCACTTGCACTTATGCAAGAAATATATAACGACATTGTTGAACAAAAACAGACGGCTAGTATGATTACTAAAAAGATGTTGAGTTTTATGAAAGAAGCGGAAGATATGAGTGTAATTGGACCAGTTATTAAAGAACAACAGAAGATCATGAACGATTGTACTGAGAAGAAAATTTCCCTTGTGAAATTACAAAGTACACTCCTTAAACAAACAGGGGGTAGTGGCCCACAGTCAGGAGGTAAAATGGACCTATCCGAAGAGGATAGAATTTTACTGGAAAAACTTATGAGAGAGGATGATGATCCCACAGATAATACTCAAAATTATAAGATGTAATGAGTAAGGTTAAACAACTTAGAAATAAATTAAAGTCTAAAATCGATGTGATTAAAAAGATCAATGATGATCCTAAATTAAGCACTGACGAATTATATGACATTTATGCGGATGGTATAACTAAAACCGATAAATTATTACAAACCAAGATAGATGGTTTAAAATCTAAGTTTAAGAAAAAGGGTGAAAAGACAGATATATTTAGTTCTATTATTGATGTTGCATCTGGATTTCTTAGTAATAAAAGTAACGACATTCAGGTTAATGATAAATTAATATCAGGTAATAAGATTAAGAAATATGCAATGGAGTCGGCAAGGATAACCTCTGAAGACTCTAAAAATATTGTTGCAGATGCCGTTAAAAAAGTATTGTTTGTGGATGAGGAGACAAGTATATGTGGTGTAGATACAGATATGCCCGCAAACACAATGTCTATTTCACCTAAAGAGTTTGACTTCTTAGAAGTTTTACAAACCGAACCCAACTCTAAAGTAGGTCTAATAATGTATGAGGACCCAAATAGTAGTACGGGTAATGTAAAAATGAATAGAGATTTTTACGACGCTTTTTCAAACCCATACACTTTTAGTTCCAATTCAGGTGCGAGTTTATTTGATTTAAATTGGAATGCTGGTACTCAAAAGTACGATGTAAGTGGATTACAAGGTGGTGGTGGTACCGTACCTAAGGTAGGTCAGTTTGTTGGGGATTACTACAGTAGTATTGAACAACCTAGTTTTGAATATATTGTTAAAACCGCAATGTTAATGACTTTACAGGGAGATGGTGAGAATCTACCTGTTTTTGATAAGGCGGTTAATGAATTAAACAAACTCTGTAATAAGTTATTTAAAATATGTAACTCACCAAAGGAAGATTCGGGACTTATACAAACAACGAGTAAACAATTTAATGAGAACGATCAAGATATTGAATCATATTTCGATTTCAATGATGTAGAGGGTATAGATTTAGATGATGAAGATGCAAGATATCGTAAAGTACTTAGATTCGTAGATTGTGGTAATTTTGAAGTACCGTCCTCATCCGATAATTTTGAAGATTTTGTTTACCTCTCACAAAATGGAGATTTAGGTCAATTAGTGGATTCAACCTTGGCAAACGCGGCAAATAATTCTGCAATACAGAGTGACAATTTTGCACCAATAGATAATATCAATTTAGAACTTATAAATTTATTTATCTTAAATGTACCAAAGGCACTAGTTTCATCAATAATATCACCTAAAATGATGTTCCCTATAATTGTTGCATGGAAACAGATAAAGGGATTTGCGGGTGATGTAAAAGACATAATGAAAAAACTTTCAAAACTATTCTTCAAAATAATAAAAGATGTTTTTTGGAGATTTATAAAAGAGTTTTGGGGATTCATTAAAAGAGACCTTTTAAATTTTGTTAAAGAAATTGCGTTAAAGATAATCACAAATAAATTTAAAAGATTCAGAAGAATACTTTTAGCAATTATCTCACTTATTAGAAAGATATTGGAGCGTGGTCTTGATAATTGTTTGGCAATATTCCAAGCAATAATAGACACGATATTAGGGGCAATAAATATGAGAGGTCCCACAATCAATATACCTGGTATATTACTTAGTTTTTCAGATTTGTTACCGGGGTATAGTGCGGATAGAGCGTATATGAACGCGGCTGAGAGAATGGCTGGTTTGGGTCTTAATACGGGACCTATATATGGTGAGGCCAATGAAATGATGGGAATGGTAAAAAGTATGATAGATGGTCAAAGTGAAGAAATAGACACTAACTCACACATCAAGGGTGGTAATAAGTTTACAGTATTGGCGTCTCCTATGGGACCAATACCTATACCTCCAGGGTTTATTAATTTTTCGGGTAAAATGTTCTAATATGGATTTAAAAAAAGTTTTAGAGGTTTCAAATGAACCTTCAGTAAAATCTAATAAAGATTTAGAGGAAGGTTTAGAATTTTTAAATGATGAGTTTGAAAAGACAAAATATAGTATTGTAGAATTAACTAAACATTTGGATAAGATTGAGCAATTGTACAATAATATAAACGATGAGATGTTAAATAGAGTGAATAAATAATGAGTAGTATTATAAGTTTGGCGATTGTTGATAATAATGTCGACCCTAAGGGGATTGGCAGAATACGCGTTAAACTTACAGGCACACCCACAGGACCTATAGAGAAGTCAAGGGAATATGAACCATGGGACGATAACGATCCTTTTATTGCCGATCCATTTCTACCCACAAATATTAATTTTATACCTGAAATAGGTCAGGCGGTAAAAATAATTGTATATAATCCTGAAAATGATTTAGTTAACAGGGAATACATAGCAGGACCATTCACCACAGTACATGATTTCCAAAGTCAAACTAACGCTAGACAAGTAGAAAACACTAGTTACGGATCTAACGTTAAAAAAATGAACAACGTATTCTCAGAAAATGGGACATATGTTAAAGAAAAATCAGAAGGGACATTATCTAATCTTAAAGACTACGCAATATATGGACCCTATGGTTCAGATGTTTTATTCACTGAAAATGGTTTAACTCTTAGAGGTGGTAAATTAGTGTCTAAAGATAGTTCGTCGGATAAAGTTAGGACCGATATAATAAACTACCCCATACTTTCCGAAAAGAGATCAATTCTAAGTTTGAAAAAATTTGGAACAAAACAAGAAATTAAAGAAGAAGAGACTGAAGTGACCTCAATACCCTTCAAAAAACTTTCCTATATAGTTGAGTATAATATTAATAATAGTCAAACCGGTCAGTCGGAATACGTTATTGATTGGTACATTTATGAAGTAAAGAAAATTTACGGACAAACCTTTAACACCAACGTCTTTAACAGTAATGTTGCTCAAGACCTATCAGACTATTCTGAACAAATTAAATTAATTAATACGGATGGTACCTTGTCGTCACCCTCATTCTCCCAAACTGTTGATAGTTATGAGTTAGCATATATAACCATACGGAAAACCATATGTGAAATGAATTCCGAGGGTATTAGAAAGTTCGACGGTAATCTACCCAAAATAGATTTACACCCGTTTTATTACAGACCGGTGAGAACATTAACTAACCCTACCTTTTTAAGTAAAGTGACACCTTCTTGTCTTGGAACTACGGTAATGGGTTCAGGTCTAGTCTATAGTCCGAATGAACCAACACCAAAACCAAAAACAGAAAAGAAAAAAGAAAAAATACTTAAAACAGTTTCTTCAACACTTGAACAATCATTTAGTACATTATCTTCTGATAGAATTTTTATGATATCTACCGACACAAATGTTGTGGGGTCTAAAAAAATATTATTCAATAAGTTAAACAAATATGAATACACTCAAGAAGAACTTCTCTCTTCGATTGAACCTAACACCTACGCAACTGTGAGAGGTGAAACTTTGTTGGATTATTTAGACATTTTAACAAGAGTTATTGCGGGCCATGCCCACCAACCAACAAAACCAATGGTAAAAAATGGTTACTCGGATTGGGATAAATTAGTAGAACTTAGAAAAACACTTGAAAATGACATCTTAAATAAGTCGATTAGAATAAACTAAGTGATATTTATATAAGAAACTAATAGCAAGATGTCATACTATCGTTCATATTTTGAGAAAAACAATACAATAATTAAAGGATTAAAGGTTAATACCTCTAAAAACCCTGCAACTGAAATTTTTTATGGGTCGGGGTATTCTAAGTTTATCCTAAAATTAGATTTAGATGGTTTAAAATCTAAAGTGGATAATGGTGATTACGTCCTGAACTCAAATACAGTACATAGAATTCACATGACCAACACTATTTTTGGGGATGAGACATTCTTAGGTGCAAAAAGAGGTACAGGAAGAGAAAGAACCACTTCATTTAAACTTATATTATTTAAAATAGATCAGTATTGGGATGAGGGTGTTGGTTTTGATTATGAAGATTCAGGATATGATTACACCACGGGAAATGATACTTTTGATACAAGACCTTCAAATTGGTTCTCAAGGACAACTTTAGACCCATGGTCTGCAGAGGGAATATACTCTAATAACCCAACTATTATTGGTGAACAACAGTTTGATAATGGTAATGAAAATTTAGATGTAGATATAACAGATTATGTAAACGGAATTTTAACGGGTACTACAGTAAATTATGGTTTGGGTGTTGCATTTGAACCTCTTTATGAGGATCTGTCATCTGAGGTAGACCAATCGGTTGCATTCTTTACAAAATATACACAGACATTTTTTGAACCTTACTTAGAAACCAACTTCGATGATAGGATTATTGATGACCGTGAAAATTTTATAGAAAAAACAGATCAGAATTTATTTTTATATGTGAATAAAGAAACCAACTTCTTTGACTTAGATCAAATACCAAGTGTTGATATTTTAGACTCAACCAAAACTCCGATATCTGGTTTAACCGATCTTACTGTTGAAAAAGTTAGAAAAGGAGTTTACAGAGTTATATTAGGTATAGATGGATTGGTTTGTGACGGTAAACGTTTCTTCTACGATGTGTGGAAAGGAATTAAGGTCGAGGGAAACACTTTTCCCGATATAACACAAAAATTTATACCTAAACCATATTCTTCTAAATTTAGTATTGGTGAAAATCAAAAAGAATCCAATAAATATGTTGTACAATATTCAGGTATAAAACAAAATGAAAAAATCAAATCGGGTGAAGTAAGAAAACTAACCACAATATTTAGAACAATTAGTAAATCAACAAACGAATTGTTTGATGAGGTTTTCTATCGTATCTATATTAAAGAGGGGGTAAGTAATGTAAATGTTTTTGATTGGACTTACATGGATGTGACCAATGAAAATAGTTTTATGTTAGATACTTCAATACTAATACCAAGAGAATATTACATAGAAGTGAAGGGTATTAAACATAACGAGGAGATTTTTTATCCCGAAGTAATAAAATTCGAAATTGTATCCGAAAAATAAAATACTTATTAGATATGGACAATATTAAAAAATTAATAAAAAAACATTTAAACACACTCAACGAAGAGAGAACAGAGAATTATATGTTCTTTAGTAATCTTGAACAAATACGTAGACAATGTGATATTCTTTTAAACTTAGATAAAAATGTAATCGAAGATATATTACAAAATGGTCATGATTGGGCAGACGACCACGTTAGTGTTGCGAAGGAAAATATGGATCAAGTTTTAGATTTCCTAATGAATCAAACTGAAGATGGTCATGAATTACACGAATCGAAGAAAAAAAAGAAAAACAAATTATGTTCAAGAGGAATATCTGCAGCTAAATCTAAATTCGACGTTTACCCAAGTGCATATGCCAATGGTTATGCGGTCCAAGTTTGTAAAGGAAAAATTAAAGGTTTAGATGGTAAAAAAAGATGTTCAGGTTCATACTGTAAAAAGAAAAAATAAAGAAAAATGAAGATACATATCAACGAAGAAGATAAAAAATATATGGAAGACTGCCTATCAAATGGTGAGGTCCTCCAAGAAGATTTGGGTCGTTGGTTTAAAGAAAAATGGGTTGATGTATCTAGAAAAATAGATGGTAAACACCCACCATGTGGTCGTAAAGATGCGGATGGTGACAATAAGAGAAAAGGTTACCCTAAATGTAGACCGTCCAAAAAAGTCAGTAAAGAGACACCTAAAACCACAAGTTCATATACTAAGAAAGATAAAAAGAAAATGACTCGTCAAAAAAGACGTGCAGAAAGAAAAAGTAATAAGAAGGGTAAGGGAAATACCCCTACATACACTAGTATTGATGAGAACAGAATAATCTCTTTGGTTTTCCACAATTTAGAACAAAAAAAATTAGACATTCAAGAACCTAAACTTAATTTAGTAAATGAGTCTAAAGTTTTAAGTGAAGGACTACAATACCATATGGATAATAACCTACCAATCGTCGAGAATGTATATAGGATCTATTCTAATGAGTTTTTCAATATATATAATGAAGTACGTCAATTAAGTGAAGATAATGTCTTAGAAGTCTCAGGAATCGATTTAGATTTAATAAAGACTGATTTAGGACAAACAGGATTATATGAGGGTAAAGAAGTTTATTTAGACATTCCATTTGTGGAAAACCAAGACGAACATTTAGTTGAGGCTAAACACAGGGGTAGAAATGTTAAATTAAACAAACCTTTTAGAACACCAAGTGGACCTAAGAAGTTTGCAGTATATGTGAAAACACCAAAAGGGACCATTAAAAAAGTAACCTTTGGTGACCCAAAATTAAAAGTCAGAAATAATAACAAAGCGGCGGCTAAATCATTTAGAGCTAGACATAAGTGTAGTGAAAAGAAAGATCGTACTAAGGCAGGATATTGGAGTTGTAATATTGCAAGATATCGTAAGGCGTTAGGCATAAAATCCTCTAATCCTTGGTAATATGAAACTTTACGATTTATTTGAAGGTTATTACGACCCACCAGAGTATCCTGATTCCTCGGGTATGGGGTTTTATGATGATGAACTTGATGACGTTGAAGATCAGTTTGATTTATTGTTATGGGATAAGAAAACTGGTTTGTTTATCGTAAGAAACAAACAGACAAAAATTAAATATTTATCTCACACTGATATGGTAGATATTGACTATTATATGGCCGATATGTATCCTGAAGAAGATGAGGATGAAGATGGTCGTTACACATATAATAGATTAGATAAAGACAATGCCGAAATGGTAGAAGAAAGTTTAACTATGTTTGCTACCATAGCAATGGAAGAAGGTGATGTAGGTAAAGACTATGATGAGTGGGAAACAGGGATTTCTTTAATAGAATATGGTAGAATAATAATTAGAGGACTTTACATTAACGAGAAAGACGTTTTTAAATCATTAATGGACATTATTAAACAAAGTAAAAGAACAAACTTTAAACTTTAATGGGGGATACCTTACCATATAGAGAAATATTATCCAACAACTACAGTACACGAGTGTTTTCAAAAGATATAAATGAATCTGAATTAAAATGGCACTTTGATAACGAAGATCGTGAAGTTACTTTCTTACATGAAAGTGATTGGTCATTTCAAATGGATAATAAATTACCAATTAAAATAACTAAAGGGTTAGTTATTAATATCCCCGAAGGTGAATTCCATAGAGTTATTAAGGGGACGGGTGATTTAAAGGTTAAAATAAGAAAACTTAATAAAACTCGACTTCTACCCCACACTCATTCAACAAAATAAGAGATCGTTCTTGACTTTCTTTCCACTTACCTGAATTTTTAGTAGTACAATGTTTTTTACATACAATCTTTATTACTCCCGATTGTACCAAACCCCTTGCACAGTCCATACATGGTAGTCCTGAAGTTAGATATACTGTGGATTGTTTTAACGATACACCTATTCTCGCCGCATTATATATAGCGTTTCTTTCTGCATGTTCAAACCAAAAGTATTTTTCAGGTCGTTCTTGTCTCTGAACCACATTATCGTTTAATCCTCTTGGGAATGAGTTATATCCCGTACTTAATATCTCATTATCTTTACCAACAATAACGGCACCTATTTTAGTCTTAATGTCTTTAGACTTTTCTTTAACTTGTTCTGCAATACTAACAAAGTAATCTTTCCATATCATAAGTTATAATATACGTAAAATATTGCAATAAAAAAAGGGGACCGAATCGATCCCCTTTAATATTAATAGAACTTAAAGATATATTATCTTAAAGTATCTAAGTTGAATGTTTGTAATCCTGCAACGTTGATCACACCGAAGTAACGGTTATTAACCATTTTCTTAGCGTATCTCGTCATGATACCCTTGATCGGTGTAAAGTTGAATGGATTGTACATTGTAGGTGTAAGTTGTAACGGTACGTAAGGTGCGTAAATGTACCCTGCGTCTAACAACGACTTTCCTTTATGTCCAACCAATACTTTACCCGCTGGGAAGTAAGGATCTCTATACACTTGGTATCTTCCTGCTAAAGTACCAACTTTCTCAATACCCATATTGTACTGATCTTGTTCTGCACCTGCGTTAGATACGTGGAAGTACTCTAAGTCATCGAATACAGCTGAAACTTCAGAAGAAACAACGATCCAGTTAGCACCACCTCTAAGTGTAGTTTTATGGATTTGAGCCGATAATTGGTTAATTTTAGTAATTAACGTTTGGTTCCAATCCTTTTGAGTGTATCCTTGTAGTGTTGCGTTTCCGTTTCCACCATATTTCCACTCATTGTAGTCCCATTTAAGGTTCCAAGCTGCACCTTTTCTTAAGTCTCTTAAGATCTCTCTATCAACCTCAGCCGCGATTTGCTCAGATAACAATGCTGTTAACTCAGCCTCAGCGTCGATGTTATGGAAAGCAGATACATCCTGAGCCAATTCAGGAGACCAGCTAGCTCTTAGTTTTCTTTCAGTAACAGAAACTGTTACAGAATCTAAATCGAAAGATACTTCTCCGATTTCATCTTCGAATTCTAATGTAGCGTATTGTCTGTAAGTTCCTGTAAAACCTGATGCTACTTCAGTTCCCGCTGCGTCAAATTTTGTATAACCTGATGCCGATGTATACGATTCAAGATCAATCTGTAAGTAGATTACACCATCTTTATCAACGATATCTGGATATGATCCACCTGCAGCACCTGTTCCTTTAGCACCGTACTCAACAATACCACTTCCGTATTTCTGAGTTACAACGTTAAAAGGTAAGTTACCGGCCTTAATTGCCGAGTTTTTGATATCTAATGATGCCAAAAATTCTTCAGTATCCATTTCGTTACCGTTAGGTCCCGCAAGTTTACCTGATCCTAATTTAGAGAACCCTCCAAACTTAACAATTACACTTGATTGTGCTCCTGCCGCCATAGTAGCAGAATCTGTAGCAATACCTTCGTTAAATACTACAACTGCTGATCCTGTTAAACCTTGTTCAGAAAATTTACCTTTTGAGTAATCGTAGATACCTTCTGCAGCGTCATCACCTTCTTCATAAAATCTATCATAAAGGTTAGTCCCTGTGAAGTCTCCGTTTGCGTCTTGACCTGGAGATGCGTAAGGTGCTGTATGACCAGTACCGCCAGCTCTTTCTGCAATTTTAGGTACAAAGTAGAACAATTTACCAATTGGTAAGTTCATAGCTTGTACAGAAACGATATCGTTTGCCAATAATTTAGAGAATACTCTTCTAATGATTGGAAAAACAACTGTTTCGAATGAACCTGATGAGTCAGACACAGCAGCTTCGTTAATTAGATAAGACGCTTGGTTTTCATACAACTGAGCGATGTTATCTTTTTGATGTCCATTAAGTCCCTCTAAGAAACCTAGGTCATCCCATTTTTTGATGGTATCTTCTTTGATAACTCTTAGGTGTTTTAACCCGATGTTACCAACCATACCTGATTCTAATAATGCTCCCATTTTAAATTTGAGTTTTAGTTTTTTTATTTATTTTATTATAATTTTGACATTAAATCTTTCATTCTCTTAAACTGTGGACTTTCGTATGCTTTTGTTTCTGAAAGTACTTCTTGAGATGAGGATGATGTCGGAGTTGAAACGATTGATTTTGCAACCGATTCAGTAACATTTTGTTTTGAACCTAATTCACCTTCTATTACTTTATAAGTGGATTTAGATTCTGTTAAAGAAGTGACAGAGTCAAATCTTTTCAAAATATTTAATTTCTCTTGACGAGTTGTCGAATGTTCTGTGAACAATCTTGTAGCGTATGCCAAGTTAGCGTTAAACACAGCAACCTCGTTTAGTTTCTCTTTAAATAAAACTAACGCCTTTTTATATTCACCGTTTTGTTTCTTTAAAGTTTTAACCTCTTCGTTGATTGCACCTGCCTTATATTTAGTCTTAGACTTAATACCGGCTCTGTTTGCCCCACCCTTGTCACCATGTACATTGGATTTTGTTCTTGCAGCTTCGTCGACCTCCTCTTCATGAGATCCTTCCTCTTCAGAGACTTCTTCTTCTATTTCGTCGTCAGATACTTCTGATTCCTCAATTTCTGATTCAGATACCTCCTCTTCGGAAACTTCATCTTCTTCAGAGACTTCTTCTTCGGATACGTCCTCTAATTCAATTTCGTAGACAGTGTCATCAGTTTCAGAAACTTCTTCGTCGTAGCCACCTTCGTGTACTTCTTCGTCATGTCCTTCAGCGACTTCACCTTCTTCGTCATCTAATTTGATGATGTATTCGTCGTCTCCGTCTTCGAGTTCAACATTATCACCGTCACGTTTTACAACAATTCCGTCTTCAGGTTTCATTGATTTGAATACCTTTAGGACTTCATCGTCAGATGCGTCGGTCATGTCAAGTACTTCGTCTTCTCCTTCTTCTTCAGAATCCATTGGTAATGAAAAATCTTCGTCCTCATCATCTATTGATAATTCGTCGTCTGATTCGTCTTCACCCTCTTCATCTTCCATGTCTGGATCAACGTCGTCTGCTGGCTCGTCGTTTATCGAAGTTTCGTCATCATTTCCTTCCTCGTCTTCAATTCCTTGTTCCGAGATTGGCATATCTTGTTCGTCTTCTGTTATAGGAGTTTCGTTACCTTCAACTTCCTCTTGTTCCATAGATTCGTTTAGGACATCGTTTAGTTCTTCCTTCATAGTTGAAGCAAGTATACCTTTTGCGTTTGCCTTTACTGCCTCTTCAAGATCTTGTACTTGAAGCAATGCTTGTTCTAAAATGGATTTTTTACTCATTTGTATATTATAGTTTAATAATAAATACTTGATAATTAAGAAAAAATTACTTTTGTGATATGGTAATCAAAGAAAAGTTTATTATTTAGATAAGAAATTATTCAAATTACCCATAAGTTTACTCATTCTCTCGTCTACAATAGGTTGTTCTTCAATGGATTCTTCGTACTTTTCTCTATCTCCTGGATCTTGGAATACATAAGCGCCAGGTGTTGATGGGGATGATACTAAATCAAAACAAACCAATTCGAAGTCCTCCTGTACTATATTCTGACCTTTAACCGATTTAAGGGACCCAACTCCCCTTGATGATATACCTAAGGTAACACCGTTCATTAATAACATTGCGGCTTGATCACCTTTAGTACTTACAATACCCGATTTTTTCCAACCAGGTGAAAGAAGTAATTTAATTTTTCCCATAAGAATTTTACCGTCCCACCAAGTCTCGGTGATCGTATGTGAAACTCTATCTAAATCTATAAGTGAAGATGATGGATGATTTAGTTCATTTAATGCCGAACCCTTACCAATTATTTCTTGATACTTTTCCATCTCTCTTTTGAGTAATCTCTCCGGATAGATTCTTCCGTTCTTATTCGGAGTATCATATTTCTGTAGAACAGCGTAAAGGATAATATCTTCAGAGAAATCAATTTCCTTCATTTCTGATATAATACTTTTATTCTCTTTGGGAGAAATAAATCCCGCATCATATTCTATTAATATTCCTTTACCTGTTTCTTTTGGTCCTAATACTTTCATGTATCTGTAGTTTTATTACTATAAATACATGGAAAACGGACTTATTTTTTCTTTTTGTGGAAATTGTATAATAATTCGTTATCTAAACAAGTGTCTATGATCTCACATAGTAAACCATACATGTCTGTTTTCAAGTCTTTATCCTTCACGTTTACTTGTTTTAACGTGTATAGAGTAACTTCTAAATTCATAAAAGATCTCTTTTCTTTTTTTATACCTTTAGTCCTTACATCTAAATCAACAATCGATTCTGATCTAAAAAGTCCGTGACCTAAATTTTGTACTAATCTTTTTACTTTGTTTTTCGACGATCTTAATATTGCGTCGTAATCCTCACCTTTTTCTTTGGGTTCTAACCAAGAGTTTAAAGAGAGGTAAATTGTCTTTAAGTTTTTATGGTTTATCGTCCCATATCCAATCTTAACGTTTTTGTGATCCCCCAATGGGATGTAACGTCCTAGTTTTATTTAATTCATTATTATAATCTTTTAATGGTGTTTAATAAAATATAAGTAATTTTCTTTGAAAAAACAAATTTTTCTAGTATATTTATTAATATACAAAATTATATATGCTAATAATAAAAGTAGACAAAGGTGGTATTGAGAAAGCGATAAAGAAATTACGTAGAAAAGTAAGAAACGTAAAACAAATCAACAAACTCAGGGAGAATAAAGAATTCACCAAACCATCCGTTAAAAAAAGACTACAAAAACAAAAGGCGGTATATATACAGAAACTGAAAGACGAAAACGAGCAATAAAAAATCCCCATTTGAGACTTTGATGTATCAAAAACAGGGATTTACACCTCTAAGGTAGCTGCCGTAAAGGAATATTATTCTGACAAGTTTTTTAATAACTCCTCTAATCTGTATAAGTTATACTTACTTTGAGTCATCTCATTAATCT